CAGTTCCTGCAGTTGTTGGTAAAAGAATTTGAGCCCAAGGCAAATCATTATCTGGTAAATCTGCTTGACTGTATGGGTGATATCCCATAATACGAACTTTGCATCGATTTCCCCACCCATCCTTATTTGCCTGCTTATCTTGAGCAGTTACTGGTGCAACTTGACCAACCCACCAGCGGAATCCATCTCTTCCAACAAAATTACTTTTTAATAGTGATTCTTCAATCATAGTTTTTACTTGTTATTTGTTCCATAAAGACCGAAAGTATCCCTAACCAATTTCATTGAGGTATAAGATGCCTCTGTATCAAAATGATGGCATAGTTCTTTAATCATATATAGACCACTTTGTTCCTTATCAAATTCATCCTTATCATCACTAGAAATTCTTGGAAATTTGCAGGAAATAATATCACCCGCTCTTAAATTTGTATTGGATGGAACAATCATATTAACTGACTGGGTAAATAAAATATTATATCTCATAATTGCTTGAGATTGATATTTTATTGGATCTGAATTTAAACTTGTTGATATGCCAGATTCAACCGTTCCAACATCTAAAATCTGAGTTAAAATTCTAGTAGGAACGTCTCCTAAATTAACATTACTACCACTAGATATTTTTGGAAGATCTAATTTTTTGCCTAGATTTTTTACTTGAGATGAATAGTTATCCAATTTAAACACCCCATCCTGTTCTTTTGTAAATCCAAAAGTTAATGGATTATAAAACATCCTGTAACTAGAATATGTTCCGAGTCTTAATTTTTCTAAAAGATTTTGATTTCTTTGAGTATTATATTTTAAAATTTTAAAATCAGTATTAGATCCTATTCTATTCTCGTTAACTTGACTATAATAATATTCTGCTTTAGAAGAATCCATTATCAATTTGTCAATAGATCGGAATTGGAATCCATCCTTAGTTTGAAAAAATACAAATCCTGCCGTAGCATCTTTCGATATATCAGGAACTCCTTTTGATGCTAACCACACTAATACTGTAAAAGGTTTTCTTAAATTCCCAATAAATCCGTAAGGATTTGAAGTTTTATCAATAGTGCCTATTCTGTTAGTTTGCAAATATTCACTAATAATGCTTCTTACCGAAGTATCAATACTTGAAGTTGTTGGATATTTTTTTGCAACTCTAGAAGTCTCGTTAGTTATTGCTTCTCTAGAAACTAAATTGAGTAAAAAAGTTTCCCTATTTGTTTCTGAAATTACATCAGTAATACTTGAAACATACAAAGTATCTTTAGTAAAATTTAACCCTGGATTTTTATCAGTATTTCCTTTTATTTTCAACGATACTCTTTCACCGCCCCTCAAAGGTAAACCATTATAAATTGATTGCCTAGAACCATCCGCGCCACCAAGAGAATCTGATGCTTGAATAGAATCACCAGTATTCACTACTCTAATTTTAGCAGTAATTGTAGGAGAAAAAATATCTTCATAGTAATCTATTGATACTGTACCACTTCTAATATCAACAGTTTTACTTTGATTATTAGATTCGATAGTTAATTCTTCGTAAATTGACTTATCTATTGCTGCCATTATGTGTATACCAGGTCTAAGAGTAACTTATTTTTTATAAAACTATTTAACGTCTGACCAACCACAATAACTTGTGGTTGCCCACCACCCCCACCACCAACAGGAATCATCTGTGGTGGTTTCCTATCATCAATAACCACCATTTGCTGTCCTGGTTTGCTTGCCTGCTGAATTTGTTGGGTGGAAGTTGCTTGTGATGGTGAAGAAATTTGTGCTAAAGATGGTGCTGGTGGAGCAACTTGTGCTGGAGATGGAGCACCTGTTGGTTTTCCTGCAACTCCAGTAAGTTGTCTACCAATTGAAAGAAGACCAAGATATGGTTTTGGATCAATTGGCTTTCCTCCAGGTCTTGCCTCAAAATGCAAGTGAATGTCATAGTTACCACCACTCTTTCCAATTTCACCGATTGTTTGACCATTATACTGCTGTCCCTCTCTAACAAAAATGCTTGCTAGGTGTGCAAAATAAAATTCAATATTTCCAGATTTAATAATAACTAAATTTCCATATCCAGCACCATTATTTCTAGCATAAGTAACTTGTCCAGATTGCCTGAAAGAAACATAAAATCCCCTTTTCCCATAAGTTCCAATATCAATTCCGGCGTGAGATCTTGTAGAAGATCTATAAGCACCAAAACCTTGTCCAGGAGTTAGACCACCTAAAGAACTCTTATTCATTGCAACATTTAATTCATCTTTTACAGTTGTTGAAACTGTTGGTGATGGAGAAGATCTAGTATCAATATTTCTACCAGACTTAACTTGCTCCAAAGATTTTTTAACTTGTTGTGAAGTAATAGAACTACTTTGTCCGTCATGATAAAATTTTCCGGATGCATTTGGTAAAACTGCAAATTCTTGTGAAAGACCTTGCATAAATTGCTCTGTTGACATCTTCCCAGCCAACCATTGATTTCCTCCCCTATTCATTCCAATATTAACTTTTGCCGCTATTAAATCTTGATTTTCTGGACTATAAAGATCTTTGTCTGGATTCAATCCTGCTGCTTTTGCTCTACCAACTAAGTATTGTGGAAGTTGTTGATACTTTCCTACAGCACCGGTTGCTCTTCTAGCAACATCTGCAATAGTCATTTTCGTTGCACCAGGCAAAGTTGTGCTGGGATACATCGCTTCATAGTTTCCACCAGATTCTTTTGATGCAACTAAATCTAATAATGGTTTCCATTCTCCAGAAGAAGATGTTGTTCCTCCAGGAGGAGACTCATAACTTGTCCCAAATGGAGCAGCATCTTGTCCAGTAACCACTCCCTCACTTAAAGTAGTAGTCATCAATTTCATACCTTCATCAAATTGACTTTGCATCTCCTCAAAATTGTTACCAAGTTCACTCAATGAACTTCTAACTCTATTCGATGTATCAAAAAAATCAAATGATATGACATTCTGGAAAACTGCACCCAATACTTTACCAAACCCAGTAAATGTATCTAATACATTACCCATAAAAGATTTAAATATGGTTACCATTCTTTGAATTCTGGCAATCAATTCTGTTGCCATTGTTATAATTGTTGGCAAATTATATGTCAACCATCCAAGTAAAAGTGAACCTAAGAAATCAAGTATTCTACTCAAAAATCCCTTTGCACCTTTAGTAATAGCATTTATTGGTCTAAAAATAACTTCCCTAGCCTCGATTACATCTTCCTTTGCCTTTCTTTGAAAATATTCTTTCTTTCTGGCAAAAGATTTTTTATCTCCTTGTATTGCTTCTTTAGTGACTCTTGTTTTATTCAAGAGAACTTTTTTCATATCAACTGTAGTTTTTTTACTCTTATCTAATGAAGAAGAGAATGAAAAAAATCTACTAGATATTTTGCGAAGATTTAAGAAAGACCCTGCTATAGTTGCCATTTTATGTTACTATATTATAGCTTACTTGGGAATATAACAAATAAAAATTATCAGGATTTCCGGAAGATATGGATGGTACTTCGGAAGCTGCTCCACTTCTTTCAGACATTTGTGGCATTTGTGGTTGACCTCCACCAGAACTCATATACACTACATTTGGTTTTGCTTCTGGTTCTTGACCAATCGTGGGTGTTGAGGTTGGAATTCTTTGAGTTTGCGCAGGAGATATTGATGGGGATGAAGATGGTACTGAAGATATTTGTTCTGCCTGACCAGGAACTTTAGATTCTCTTTCTACACCTGGTATCGAAATTTCACCAAATTCTGCAGGTTTGCTAAAATCAACCGTCACCTCCTCCGAAGGTGTTTCTTTATTGGGATTAAATGAAAACTCCATAGGAGGAGGAACCATATTTACAGATGGTGCAGTAACAGGGGTGGGTGGAGGACTACTTACTTGTGGGGGAGGAATAACTGGTGAAGTTGGAGTAACATTAACAGGTGATGGATTAGTAGTAGAAGGTGTCGATGAAGGAGGAGGAGGAGAAGTAGTTGTAGTAGTAGGAGTAATAGGTCGAGAAATACTAGAAGAAGTAGCAGGTTCATTTGGATTTTTCCCCAAAAGATTACCCCCAAACATTTCTGAAACTGCATCAAGAGTGTAGGCAGCAGCAAAGGGAATTTTAAGTGCTCCTGGAGCAAAAAGTGCTCCTGCAGAAACCGCTGCATCTACATTTTGACCACTGGCAAGATCCATAACGCCACTAGCACCAGTAAAGAATTTTGATATGCCACCAAGAAACCCCCCACCAGGTTTTCCTCCAGCGGTAGGTGGTTTTCCTCCAGCAGCGGCACCAGCACCAGCAGCCCCTACACCAGCGGCTGCCGCTGCTGCTGGAACTTTTCCAATATTTAATAATCCTTTAGCAGCATTACCAAGGAGTCCAAAAAATTTACCAATAGTATTCTTTAAGAGAAAACTACCAACACTAAGTGATAATGATGCAATTGTTCGGGAAATTGCTAAAAATCCACCATTAAGTAATAATAAAATGCCACCAACAATTGCAAGATTTTTTAGGACTGAATTTTTAATGTTTTCTAATTTTTCAGTATTACCACTAGAAAGAGCTCTAAAAGTTTCTATAGCTTTATCAAATAACCACCCAGAAAATAATATAGTAAAAAATTCCATTACTCTACCAAGAGTAAATTGCACTCTTTGACCAATAGCTTGTATTGGTGCCATTAATGCCGAAACAATCTTTTTCTCTATTAAATTTTCTTTATCTGTCCTATATTGTTGTTCTGCCTCTCTATTTTGTAAAACTTTTTCTTCTAATTCCTTTTTTTGCTCTAAATTTGAATCGGAAATAAGTGCAGTTTTTACTCCCAATAATTGATTCCCTAAATCAACTACTTTAGTCTGTAAAACTTGAAATTGATTTTGTAGTGTTCCAATAATGTTATTGTTTAGTGCTAATTGCTGCTCGTCTCTAGTAGTAAGTGCATTTATCTGCTTTTGCAGAGAAGAAACTAAATTTGGATCTACTTGTGGGGTTTGTGCAGTTGGAACTAACTCTGAAGAATCTATAGCCCTAGTCAAGGGAACAATTGCACCCCCTCTACCACCACCCGCACCTCCACGATTTCCAGTAAATTTGGAACTAGAAATTCTGGTAATTCTACCTAAACCAAAATTTCTTAAACTAATTCTTTCAGAAGACGTGTAGTATCCACCTTCAGGCTTTTCACCAGTTTGAGATCTTTCTAGTGCTTCTTGCCTATCCATTCGCCTGCTGCTTTAGTTTTTCTTCCTCAAGATGATTATGTAAAAGAGATATATAGATTTCTCTTTCCCAAGGAATCATATTTTCTAACTCTGTCAAGCTATATTTATGATACTGCATCAAGGCAAAATTTGTCTTATAGTATGACGCAATATCTTCATGCGCCATACCTACGCGAAAAAAGATGTCAAGCCCTCAAGAACAACATCACTTTCAACACCAGTTTTTGGGTTCTTAACAGTCAAGGTATGGGAAAGTTTAGGCATTGTTTCAAAAAACTTTTCAATTTCTTTAAACTGATTTGATGTAAGTTGCTCAATAAATTCACTCAATTCCTTCTTAGTGCAATCAGAAGCTGCCCAAGATTCTTCTTCACTATAAACCTGTTCTATACAAGAACATATTAAATCGAAAGTATTTGTTACTGATAGAGTTTCACCAACTTCAAAATTATTTTTAATAAACTCATTCATTGATGGATACTTCATTCTCATAGAAAGATTATCATCTAGTTTAATATCTTTAGTATGATCTGGAGAAGTTTGAACTTGAATGTCGTCCAAATTGATAGTCATAGGAACTTGTGTTTGACCATCATCCGGACAAGTAATTAGGACATCAACCGTCTCTCCTACAGACTTTCCTCTGATATTTAAGAATAAGTACTCAATATCAAAAGTAGATAACTCATCTACTTTAATACCTTTACTCAAAATACAATTTGAGATTACAGTTTTGACTGCGTTTGCAATTTGCTTAGTATCCTCACTTTCCATTGCGATAATGAGAACCTTTTCTTCTTTGACTAAAAAGGGTCTATATCTAATCTTTTTTTGTAATGAAGGAACTTCCAATTCATAAATTGGTGTAGAAATCTTTGGTAATGGCATAATAACCTATCTATTCATATGATTATTTAGAATGTGAAATTAGTACTATTTGGATCATATGCAAACGTAACTTTTGCATTCGCATCTAAAAAGTAACTATTGCTTGACTGATTTTGTTGGTTCGGTTGAGTTTGATCCTTATTATTATCAGAATTTCTGTTTATATCCGCACTAGTAACTTTCCCACAAACATACCTATCATAATTAAAAGTAACACTAATTGTTAATGTACTACTACCCTCATAAGAAACTGATGGAGAAGCAACTGCTAAAGGAAATAACCCATAAAAATTATACTCAATCGGATTTGAATAATCTTTGTTAAATTTTATAATTTTTGTAGAATCGCATTTATAACCAGAATCAACATCAGATGGATACTGCATTCTATAAAAATATCCAGGAGTTGCAGGATTTAATGCACTGTTTGATATATCAGAAGATCCGGATGCAATATATTCTGTCCAGTGCTCTAAAAATTTTACCATTTTATACTTATGATCTACATAAAAAGACAGATCAATTGGGTTAAACATTTTAGTGTGAGCAAATTTTTCCATCACACCAGTATAACTGCCCTTCAAATCCATAGTGGCAAATGAACTAGTTGGTAAAGAAGCAGAATAACACATTAAACCAGCGTCCTCAGTAATAAAACGATAATCCACGTTTCTTAAGGACAAATATCTTCTTAAATTTGCAGATAGACCACCAAAACTAACCTGATATTGTGAAGTTTGAGCTAAATTAAATATAGGTTTAATATCACTTATTCGTTTTGGTTTGATTATAGCCACTCTAAATATTTTTAATAGAACTATACTATATGTATAATGGCATATAAAGGAAAATACCAACCATCAAATTCAAAAAAATATAAAGGCGACCCTACAAATATCGTTTATAGATCTTTGTGGGAAAGAAAATTTATGGTTTATTGTGACAAAAATGAAAATGTTCTTGAATGGGGAAGTGAGGAAATTGCTCTCCCATATCGTTCTCCAATTGATGGAAGAGTTCATAGATATTTTCCAGATTTTTATATTAAAGTTCGAGAAAGCACCGGTCAAATTAAAAAATATATTATAGAAATTAAACCAAAAAAACAAACAGTAGAACCGAAAATTCCTAAGAGAAAAACCAAAGGATATATTTACGAGGTTGTTGAGTATGCCAAAAACCAGGCAAAATGGAAGGCAGCTCAAGAATTTTGTGAAGATAGGATGTGGGAATTCAAAGTTCTTACTGAGGATGAATTAGGTATAAACTAATGCCAAGAAAAACTTTACAACAAAGACAAAATAAAAATACAGAAGATACTAAAGGAAATAGAATAGCACCTTTTTTGGATACCCTAAGAGGAACAGAAAATCCAGATGACATAATGGTTACTTTATTGGAAATATTGACCGAAACTTCACTTGTTCCAGAGGTAGGTGGATATTATACTTTCATATACTCCCCAAAAACGCCGAACACCAGATATGATGAATATCCACTAGTTGAAATTACTACTATTTTTAGATGGGGATTTAAAGGAATAAATTATCACCATCCCGGTCCAAGACAATATACCTGGGAAGAAATTGTTGGTTCTTTGCATAAAATTTATCCAGACGAATTCAAATCAGTTAGTGCCCTAGCATTTAAAAAAATACGTCTAAATAGTTAAAAAATACCAAAAATGTCAATATACAGGTATCCATTACGAAAACTTGGGGATTCTGATGATTTTTTGGAAATAAAAATTTTAGAATATAAAGCTCCTGGCGTTACAACAGGATCGTCAATAACTGGTATTTCACAAAAAACATCCTCAGATTCATTAAAAGGATCAACACCAAAAGATTTCATCTATCTACCAGTACCACAGTCTATAGAAGATACAAATGCAGTTGATTGGGGCGATGATAGCTTAAATAGCATCGCTGCTTATGGACTTGCGGCTTCAAAAAACGTCATCGGAAGTGCTGATGGAGTACAAACTTTAGGAAATGAAATAATTAATGCTATAGGTGCGGCAGGAGATGTTGTAATTTCTGGCAATGGGCAAGACTTAGGTACGTCATTTTTTGCCTCACAAGCAGTTAATGCACTTGGAGCAAACGTTAGTTTAGAAGGTCTAATTTCAAGAGCTACTGGTAAAGTTTTAAATCCAAATATGGAGCTCTTATTCAAGGGTGTAAAATTAAGATCATTTAATTTTTCTTATGACTTGGTAGCAAGAGATCGAGATGAGGCAGCTCAAATAAAAGGGATGATAACTACACTCAAAAAAGCAATGGCACCAAGAAAAAGTTCTGGATCTGGTGGTGCCGGGGGAGGGTTATTTGTATCTGCACCAAATGTTTTTCAATTAACCTACAAAAAAGGTTCTCAAAATCATCCATTCTTACATACATTTAAACCAACAGCTCTATTGAATATGTCAGTTGATTATACTGGATCTGGAACATATGCAACATATTCAGATGCAACTCCAGTCCATATTAAACTTACTATGGCATTCCAAGAATTAAATCCAGTTTATTATGAAGATTACACCGATGATCTAGCGGGGGTAGGGTACTAAAATGGGTTACTTTAGAGAATTACCAAATGTAGAATATCAATCATTTTTGAATGATTCAACATCATCCAAAGATTACATTCTGGTTAAAAATTTATTCAGAAGAACTAAATTAAGAGATGATTTATTTAATGTAGTTACATTATTCAATAAGTATCAAATTCCAGATGGTTCTAGACCCGATTTAGTTGCCGAAGAATTATATGGAAGTCCTGATTATGACTGGGTAGTATTGATTAGTGCCGGAATAACTCATATCAGAGATCAATGGCCATTATCAGATAAAGACTTATATGAATTTGCACTCAAAAAGTATGAAAATGATTTAACAGAAATTAGATACTATGAAACTCGTGAAGTTAAAGATGATGAAGGACGATTGATACTTCCTGCCGGAAAAATTGTAGATCCAAACTTTACTATACCTAAGCCACAAAAAAAAGATGTAACTATAAATCCGGTTGCCGGAGTGACAAATTATGAATATGAAGTCAAGAAAAATGATGAAAAAAGAACAATATATCTGCTCAAACCAGAATACTTGCAGCAATTCTTAAATGATATGAGAAATATTATGTCTTATGAAAGATCTTCACAATATATCAATTCAAGCTTGATAAGAACTGAGAACACTAAAGTAAAATCACCATAAAAAACCGCAGACAATGTCTGCGGTCTAATATTATTTAATTTACACCATCACTCTTCAGCAAGGCGAGCAAAGTAGGAGAGGGTATCATCATCCTCATCTTCACTATAAGAAGAAGATTTAGTAGGAGTTAGATTATTCAGTTGAGTGCGAAGATCTTCATCAAGAGAAGGCGCAGTTCCACGATAACCATCCTCATCTTCAACTTCGGCATCCTGAGCCTTAGAAGAACCTTTCAGACCAAGAGTATAATCAAGGCGCTTCTTGAGATCTTCATAAGACTTATATTCAGCAGGACTCATAAACTCCTGGAGAGAATACTGCTTCTTCCAGATTGCTTCCATTGCATCATCATCGTCCAGTAGAGCACTCTGAGAGGCAAATTCACTGGAATCATAATTACGATAACCAGCAACGTTCTTTGCCTTCAGTTTGAAGTTAGCACCTTTCCAGAAGTCAAACGGATCGATAGGGGTCTCATCTTCAAACTCTGGTTGCATTGCTTCGGTGAGTTTGTCAAAGATTTTCTTACCATACTTGAACAGGAATACCTTGCCCTCATTCTCGGGATTGGTAGGATCCTTTACAACATAGATATTGCTCATATAAGTCAGTTTGCGCTTCTGCTTACGTGCAACTTCTTTATTAGAGTCTATACCAGAATTCCAGAGACCAGAGTTGTGTTCGCACACAGGGCACTTCTGATTCAGTGTGGTCAGGCAGTTATCAATCAACCAACCACCAGGACCCTGGAAGGCGTGAGAATAGACTTTAACGAATGGTAGATCTTCCCCATCAGGAGCAGGCAGGAAACGAATAACGGCATAACCATTGCCACTTTTATCAACGTCAAGTTTCCAGAGACGGTCATCGGAAGAATTACCAGAATTATTCATTTTTTCGACTTCTTTCACCAGTTTATCGGTGAGAGAACCAAGTTTAGATTGTTTTTTAAGGTCGGCAAAACCCATTTTAGATACCTCGGATAGTTTGGATTCGGGAGATTACTTGGATATTATAGCAAAAAAGCACTCATCAGTCAAGATACTTTTTGAGCGACTCAATGGTTTTTGTCATACTGCTGAAAAGTATGCTCATATCAGTCTCTGGTGGGAATCCCATCAGAGCAACGGACTTTCTCAGATTCTCTTTCATCTCAATTGCCTGAGGGTCATCAGAAAGAGAAAGTCTGGTGTACATAATACGCTGCTTTTCAAGCAGTCGTGTCATTTTTTCGATGTGTTCTAGTTTATCTTCACGGGGCATCATACCAAAAGTTAAAATACTATTGTATATAAATTCTTGGAGTTCGTGAATTTCTTTAAGTTCTTCCTGAATAAGTTCAGAATCAAAAAAACTACTCATCTATAATATCCCGTAAAATTCGTTTATAAGAGAACACATCAATATGTATAAAGGGTTTATACTTTTTGATTTTTAAACTTACGGTTTCCCACACAGGGTCCAGAAGTTTTTTATCAAATACATTCCCAAACAGAAATATTATATCATAAATGACTAGTGTTTCAAGACTAATATTTCCACTCAGAAACTTTTTTAGTACCGGCGGATGCCCTTTGGAGCAATTCAAGGCATCTTCTAATTTTATTTCCGAGAACAATTCTGTTGATTGCTCCTTGAATAAGTAACTCAGACTCTGTTGTCTTTTCATCCATTCCTGGTAGTTTTTTTCTCCAGAATTGATAATTTCTCCAATCCATATACTTTGGGGATTATCTGTTGAAATAAAGTTTGATACTAAGAAATCAACAACTTCTTTATCAGAATACTTACGTGATGTTTTTTCAAACCAGTATTTGTCCTTACGTTTATTAAAGGAGGTTAGACTGGCACGAGTTTTAGCACCATATTTAAAGAAGTCGTATTTTGGATTTGTGAAATGATTTTTAAGTGACAAATAATGTTGATAGGTTTCAAAAGGAGTCACAATCATAAAGGCAATTTTGCTCTCGAAGTTTTCTTCATAAAGTTAAGACGAATGGCATCCCATTTCAACCTTTCTTTGAGAGGTTTTGAAATAAGTTTTGCAATTGAATCAACTTCAATACTGTTAATTTCACAATAATGACAGATGGCATCAATGTAATTACAGTTTTCTTCTGCAACGATTTTCTCAATTTCTAGAGCAAACTTAGAAGGCGTAAGAAATTTGTCCTCTATTGCCTTTTCTAATTCTACATTTTCTTTATTTTGTTCCATAGAGTTCCAGTTTATCTCCAACAAACTTTCTAATGTATTGGGTAAGCAGTTTGATGTACTTTGGTTTGTCATATTCTTCATAGACGACACATTCTCCATTTTCGCAAGCCATAATGATTACAAGTTTTTTGACTGAAATTCCAGTCAATTCGTATAGCATACATCCATATGCCATACACTGAACAAAATAATGTTCGATCCACTCTCGTGGTTTTGGTTTTTTAGATGTCTTAAAGTCTATGATTGCTAGTTCGCCATTATATTCTGCAATACAGTCAACTGTTCCAGCAATACCTAGTATCTTACTATATAGGGACCCTTCAAGAGAGTGAATATTGCTTATACGATTGAGTTCTGTTTTAGAAATCTTGAACAGAAAATCAGAAAGAGGTTGAACTGGTGGAAGTTCTTTATTATACAAATAGTTTTCAACTAGAGTGTGCATATCAGTTCCACGACTTGTTGCCGCTTTTGTGACACGCTCTGCCTCTGCTTCTCCGACCTTTTTACGCCATTTAACAAAAATTTCTTTATTAAAATGACTGGTCACCGAAGTGATGGAGACCAGTCTGAGAAGTTCTTCTTCGGTTGGAACTTTATAATAACGAACACCATCTATAGTTTCTCTCTCAAGTTGAGGGAGATTCAAATCAATATGATTAAACATTAAAATCCTGCATCCATTTTAGCAATAATATACTCTTTGACAAGTCCCGAACGAACAATATCTTCGACACCAAATTCAATTATATCAAAAGATGGCATTTTACGCAAGACTGTCATAAAATCAATAATTCCATTACGCTCATTTGTTTTCTGTAGGTCACTCTGAGAGGCATCTCCACAGAACATAATCTTTGAGTTCTCACCAACACGAGTAATAATAGAATCTAGTTCGTGATATGACATATTTTGGAACTCATCCACAATAATAATAGAATTATCAAGCGTGGTTCCTCTTAAGAATGAGGTGCTCCAGAACTTAATTGTTTCCTGAGATTTGAGATTTCCATAGAGCATCTCAAATTCGGCATCACTTGAAAGTTGAAACATATACTTCACCATATTCTTATAAGGAATCTGATAAATATCCGACTTGTCATCATAAGAACCGGGAAGAAATCCAATCTCCCTTGTGGCAACTAAAGAACGGACAAGGTAGATTTTTTCGAAAGGTGTTCTTTCATCTAGAACTTCGCGGAGAGCATTATAAAGAGTGATAAAAGTTTTACCAGTACCGGCGCACCCGTAGGCAACTAAATGCTTTTGGTCGGCATACGAATCAAAAAGTTTTCTTTGATTATCTGTAAGTGGGTCAATATCTACCAGATATTCACCACTTAAAGGTTTTTTACGCTTTGCTTGACGAGTAGTAAGACCAACACCGATTGGTTGCTCTGCTCTTTTTCTTCTTGCCATAAGTGTTTAGATTTTTTTTACATTTGAACCGGGCATTTTTGATGCACGACCAAGAACATCGTTCCATCCAGGATTTTTAGAAATCAGTTTATTTTGCCAATCACCAACCTCACCAACATTCATTTGTGTTGGAATAAGTGGTTTCATATGTGGGTTTTCCTTAAGATATGGATCTTTTTCTGCCATATACATCCATTTCTCAAAGATTTCACCTGTTTCTGTATTTTCAAACCGATATGTAGGCATAAGTTATAATAATTTACAAAATATTTAGGGGGAAAGACGTGCCTTATGAAGCCTCTTTTCTTCATAATATGCCCAAACACTTGGAGTCCATTTCTGGAGTTCTGGAACAAAAGATTCACACAATGCCTGAATTTCAAGTTGAGCATCAAGTTTAGAACGAAGATCCATAAAGTGAAGAACAGAACGAAGATTGAAGGAAACTACAAAGTTCTGACGAATTGCCTGAGGTAGATAATCCCGAATGTGCTCCTCACACATACCTTGCTCATAGTAGTCAGAGTACTCCTCACACTCACTCAGAATGCGCCCTAGTTTGCGTTGACGGTGTTCTTGCGTCCACTCATACTTCTTACCCTTACGGTTAGTGTAGAACCCCACAGGGCGCACGTAGAACACCTCTTCAATATCAAGTTCTTTCTTGGCAACTTTAACAACTCTCTTTCCAGTATAACGTTGCGATTGAACATCCCAGGTTGTTCCAATACGATGAGTTCTTGCCTGAACAATCACATTATGAACGAATCCAGAACAAGAAAAAGTAATCTGTGGGTGCTCTAATGGTCCCCAGTGACCTCTTTCATTTGCAAGTAATTGTTCAACAACCCATTCACCACACTTAGCACTATTCGGAACTTCTACATTATGGATGGGAACTTCAGAATAATCACCTTTACCTGCCTGCCAAACAACTTGTTCTGGAATTGGATAAGACTGAAGTTTAACTACTTCAAGGTACTTATCAAGTTCTAATAGATCTTTTGATTTAATTGGTTTCATTTTCCAAATCCTTTCGACATTTTAGTTTCTAATTCTGCAAGTTCCTGTTTAACAACTCGCAATTGTGATTTCATTTCCTTAAGTTGCTCACCAGAATATAGATGATCTTGTTTGATTAATCTTTCCAACAATTTTACAAGTTTTCTAGATCTTGCTGTCATAGTTTATAATCCTCACCGAAAATTTCATCATAGTCTACTTCTTGTGGTCGAATATCATCATATCTATACTTATATGGTTGCCCATCAGACAAAATTTCACCTTTTAAAGAATCTAACAAGAGTTCCATATTACGAATAATAAGTTTGATTTTTTCTTTATCCATTTAGAGTAATATTCTGGTCCAATTATACAAAAAAAGAGAGGACTTGTCAATCCTCTCTATCAACTTTAAAAATTTGCTCAAACCATTCACTTAAATGTATTCCATAACAATGCCAATAATTATTACCCCTGTATGTTAAAAGGTAACAAGCAGGTTTTCTACCATCCGGATCTTCTTTATGGTAGAAGTCTTCAATCACGCTACTTGAGGCTTTTTCGCCATATTAAGTTTAGCATTGTGAAGTTTAGTTTGCTTCTTCTCTTTGTCTTTTAAGTATTGAACGAAAGTGATTTTCATAAGTTTGCTCCTTTACTGATGAGTAAATTTGCGTTTCTTCGGTTTCCCTACTTCCATCGCCTAAGCGATAAACGTAAAATATGTATATAACTTATTTTGTAACTTTTGATACAATTTTAAAAGCCTTAAGGGTTAAAAATTTTGGCGGAATTTTTTGCCACCCAAAATGAAATTAAAGTTCAATTTTGATTTTATCGCTCAATATAACTAAGGGTATGATTACTAGCAGATAATTGTTCGATGATTACGTCGCACCCTATTTTTGGGTTGCAATCACCACAAGTATAAACATCACAAGCTGCCTTTCCCTCCTCAGGCCAAGTATGGATACTAATATGACTCTCAGACAATAAGCACAATACTGTAACTCCTTGCGGATCAAACTTTTTATAAATTGTTTGACATACGGTTGCCCCACTAATTGCTGCGGCATTTTCTAGTAGATCAATAAGAAAATGCTCATCGTTCAAAAGAACGAATGAGCATCCGTATAAGTTAAGTAAATAGTGCTTTCCCATTTATTTTCTTTTTTTAGGTTTTGGTGCCTGGTATCCCCACAGTTTTGGATTAACTTTACCATCAGCCCATCTCATCCCTTTAAAACCTTCTCTAAACTTATCCCAATATAGATCAAAAATTTTAGATTGTTTAGGACTTCTTGTGATGTCATAACAAACTTTGCCATCAAGTAGATAGGCAACTAGGTAGGCATCAAGAGGAAGATTTGGATTTTTAGCATCCTGTAAGGTACATCTTTCTTGAATAATTTCGCATCCATAACGAGATTTAGAAAGTTCTCTTTCGTGTGGAGTCCATACTTCTAAATTAGTCTCTTTATCGGATGCCTTATCTTTTTCTGCTGACATCTTTTTCGGTGTAATATTTCTAGTCATTACAATAAACCTCACTTAATATAGTAACGTATCAACCTCTACCACCCCATCTAATATCTGGGTAAGCTTGTGATACGATTTCTTTGGTAATTTTATATTTAGTTTGTAGTTTTTTATCTTTACAGAGGCATACAATTTCTGCTTCTAATGGATGCAATCCTTGCAGAACATTGATGAACATCGTTTCTCTGCGAAGAGAACTTAGACTATCATTCCCACCCCTAATAAAATTATAAAACGCATTATATTCTTTACGAATAGAAGATCTTCCTTGATCATTGGCACCAAGAGAATTGGTTCCAATTTCTTGCATTTTAGAAACTGCATCAGTAATCTTTTCGCTTACAGTTCCACTGAAAGAATTTTGTTCCCCAACACTTGCATATGGAACTTCACCTTCAGGAAGCATTGAGATAATACTTTCATCAAAATTCCAAATAAAAATGGATTTTAATGATGCATCTTCATATTTTTTAAGAATTTCTACCTTTTTTGCATTTGTTCTTTGCTTTGATACAAGTTGAAGAACTTCAAATGCAAATGGATTCGTTGGTAAATTATCAGAAATAACTTCAAACTTTTTAGTATTAGTTGTTGGTACTTCTTTAATTTCTTTAGTCTTCTTCGTCGTTGTCTTCGTAGTCATAATCGTTTTCAAACCTCACGGCAAGTATTTCGTCTGGAATAATGTTCCCATTTGCATCATACATTTCTGGATGGAATTTAGGGAATTCTTGATAGTTCATCATATATTCTCTAGCAACCCAACCTGTCATTATCCCGACTATAAAAAATAAAACGGTCATAAATGAACCGAATACTAAACTAGTTGCTAACATTTTTTTCTCCGGGAAACTACTATTTTTTCCTTGTTTTAATGGAAAACTCAAAATAAATGGTTACTTCCCGTTTGAGGAGGCAAACCATCTTTTCGTAAATAACGTGAAACAGTTTGGTTTGCTTTTTTTTACCCCCATTCAAAATTAATTCAACACCACGATTTACGTGGTCATTATTATTTATGTTTGTCATCAAATAATATTTTGTTCTTTAAGATACTTGACCGTATCAGTACATCCACCCAGTTTAATATCATTACAAATAACTTGGGGGAATGTTGAACCTTCACCAAACTCAGAATAGAATTCTTCTCGGGTAAAATCCTGATCTAAATTATACACTACATACTTTAGATTTGTCAATTCTAAAACTTGTTTTACTTTTTGGCAATATGGACAACTATCTTTGGAATAAATTGCGAAATTCATAACTTTAAAATATTAGGGTTTAACGTATTTATTGTAACAAATTTTGATCATTCATTGAAAATATAAATCATAAATTCACAAGTATAAGTATCAATAAAATTATCATCAAATATCTTATCCTTAATATCTAATGAATTTCCCCAAGAAATATTTTGACGAGTACAAGACATAACTTTATAATTTTTAAATTGAGACAGGCAGTTATTCCTAAAGGTTTTAAACTTATCCCTACAACCCTGATAATTAAGATGAACTTCCATAGCAATAAACTTGACATTATTAAGTAAGAAGTCCATATTTTCTTCTGTGAAAATACTATATTCCCCACCTTCACAATCAACCTTCATATAATCAACATAATTGATTGAATATTTTTCAATCATATTCTTAAAAGTTATTCCTGTAAATTCTTCGTCGCCACCAAAGATATTAATTTTATCAATCTCATCTCCAACAATCGCACTATTAATATAGGTTAATGGATTTTCGGAATAATCAAATACCTTCTCGGAGCAGTTCTTTGAAAGTACCTTTAGTAACCTTTTAGAAGGTTCCACACAATAAACTTTTTTTGGTTTCTGATCTAAGATTGAAATAGTATAAGCACCAACACTGGCACCGATATCTAAAACTACATCACCTTCCTTAACATCATTCCAAAATCTATAAACTTTCTCGTGAATAATTTCTCTTTCTATAGTCACAATATCTTCATAAGTCAAAGTTGACCAATCAAAATCTTGAGAATAGTTGAAAGAATGATTACTAGGTTTTGCCGAATTTACCGGAACATTTCCACCTACAACTTTTATCGTTTCACAGATTACATTATAATCATATTCTGATATTTGATAATTGGAAGTGATATCCTGAAGTAATTCTCTAGATTCTTCCGTCTTTCCCCACCACCAGGCAGCAATAGATTTTTCATAAAGAAGTCCATATTTACCAGGATATGCAACATCAGTTCTTAATGCTGGCAAATCAAAATTACAGTGCCTAATACCAAGATCAGCAGTGATATAACAATCTTGCCACCATTGCTTTTTTTCGGCATAGCGACTTAAAAGATAATATGCTTCTGGGCGATCAGGTCTAAATGCCTGTGCCTGAAACAACATTCCTCTAGAACTTCCATCTCGTTCCCCTTGCTTTTCATAACAATAGGAACCACGAATGAGAGCCTCATACGCAAGATCTTTATCATCTGCTCTTTCGGCACATCTTAAAAAGTATGAAAGTGCAGGAGCAGTATGCCCCTCTTTCTCATACCAAAGTCCAAGAGAAAAATTATATTCGGCATTTTCAGTATCCAAAGAATACTGAGTTAGAAGTTCTTCAATCTCAGTTTTTTGTGTCAGAGTTTCTTTTCTATTTACTTTTCCTTTATTTTTCCAATATTCTATAACAAGTTCTTTTGACTTTCTATGATTTGTTTTTTGCCCATCACTAACATCATCATCTTCGTTTTCAAAAGTTGACTTAAAATCAATATTCTCAACAAAAAGGGGAATGGTATATGTTTTACCAAGAGAAGTAAATAAAATATTCTCAATCAGAGGCATAACATCAGCACTAGGAAGTTCTAAGTGATAAGTATCATCAATAATATATGTGTCAATTATTTTTTTAGCATAATCCCTAGTAAGAATATATGCTGTTGCACCCCAATCATCCCAATACCTTTCTCTCAATGCAAAGGTATCATAACTTCCACGGATTGTAAATAACTGAACACACTCAGCATCTTTAGGTAAAGAATCTACAAATTCTTTCCAAGTGAAATTCCAGTGCTGAACAGTATCCAGACTCAAATCATCTTCACAGAAAAATCCATACTCCTCATCTGTAGTTTCATACCAATCCTTAATTGCTTTTAGATGTGAAACGCAACACCCTTTCGTACCGTCATTTAAAGTATCAAGATATTTACCCGTTAATTTATCATCACAATCAGAAAACTTTTTTGAAATTATGGACCTTGGAGATATCCCATATTTTGAAAATTGTCCTTCCAACTCTTCCCTTCTATCAGAACATTCTTCAAGACTTACATAATACGGTGTAGGAAATCCTTTTAATTTATCTTCTTGTTCTTCCAATTCAATTTCCTCTGCAAAATAATTTTGGTCATCCATTTGAATAATTTTCCAATTTGTCTTTGGTTTTATGTAAGTCTTTTTGTTTTCCCCAATAATTTTTTGATTTAACTTAGTATGAGTTTGAGAAATGAAATATTCAGCTTGCCATTTATCATTACCATCATTAAAAGAATTTATCCACTGACTTTGACTTCCTTCCCCATCATCAGAATAAAATCCTTCAAAATTTTCAACTCTTTTTGTATCTGCGTGTGGGAGATGAATCATATTATGATCGCAATCTATTTTTTTATGATTCAATCCCAAATTTTCCAATCGTTCATAGAGTTCGCTATCTTCAAAGGCATAATATTTTCCAAGATTTTCGTTGTATCCTCCAATCTTTTCAAAATTTTCCTTAGTAATAAATAAAAGACCAGTAAGGTATTTGAAATAAGGACTATAAGAAGTAAAATATTCTCTTAGTTGCTCAGTACTCATTTCTTGCTTATCAATCATATAAGTATCAGTTTTCTCATCATAAAATTCTGGACTGGTATAATTATGAATACCGGAGGTAAATTCATTTTCACCGGGAAAATATTTTTCAATAAACTTATAATATGGATTAATCACATAATCAGTATCAAGTTTAAGAATATAGTCTCCAGTAGCAAGACTCGCAGCAAGATTTAATGGTTGTGGTTGATTAAAATATTTTTTATTCTGAACAGTTACAATTTTAATTCTTGGATCTAAACTCGTAAAAGAATTAAGTGGTTCATCCGAACTCCAATCTACAACAATAATCTCAGATATTTCTTTAAAATTTAACCAAGAATTCAAAGATACTCGAAGTGCAGAATTACGATTTTTGCAGGCACAAATAATAGAAATACTCATAAGTTATTTTTATAAAATTAAATCAATGCTGTATATATTAGAGAACAATCCAGTCCGAAAGATACAAATCTTTGGTATTCCAATTTGAAAATTCCCCACAAAACCAGTTTTTTGGTGCAATTGTTTTTTTACTTTTTGCCAACCACGATCCCCACCAGGAAAAGGATGAGTTTGAAATAATATGATAGTCACAGAGAGACATTAAACATAAGTCAACGAAGGGATCATTAGAAGAAGAAAATTTAAATCTTTTTCCAACAAACTGTTCCCTACACCAATTTATATCATCACTTAAAACCATAATTTCTAAATCAGAAAAATATTTAAGTGCTTCTAAATAATAATCAAGTTCCAGTAAAATAAAATTAGGATCAGTTATATAATCTCCCCGTCGAACGTGAAGTGCCACGACTTCTTTTGAAAGAATATGTTTGCGATAGTGAGAACAACTATTGAATATTATATCATAAAATCTAAAATCTTTTCTAAGTTCTTCTTCAATATGAGAAAAATACTTTTCAGTTTGAAAGAATCCGTATAAATCTCCTTCAGAACAAGAAAAAATATTCTCATCAAATTCATATGATGTTTCTTTTATGGTCGGATAAAAAATTTCAGTGCCTTTCTTTGGAATCTGAAAGCATTTATGAAGTGAAGTATCTAATGGTAGGCAATAATCTGTTGAATTATGTGTCGCAATTCCTTTCAAAGCGGCATATTGGAACATCTGATTTCCAAGTCTTCCAAGTGAGCCAAGATTACTAAATGATATCATCACTTATAAAAATAGTATTAATATCATCTTTATAAATTTCGCTATAATTATATTTTTCTATGTGATGCCTGAGATGCTTTACCTTGGTTACAATTTCTAGATTATCTGTGAAGTATGAGTGATTATCAACCAACTCCACAATTAACATCTTTGGTTTCCATTCATTAAGATTAAAAGAATAAAAGACTTCGTGTTCTTTTCCCTCAACATCAACAACCAACAAATCAAAATTATGAGGTACATTATATCTTTTTAAGAAAGTATCCATTCTTAATTGGTAGCAAATACTCTCACTATAATCTGGGTAATTAAACTTTGTTATTCCTAACTCGGCGTGTTCCTTATCAAGACTAGAAAGAATCCCATTACCATAAATTTTTTGAACTCCTTCTTCTGATCCTATTGAAAGATTCGCAACTATTACATTATTTTTTTTATGCCTATCCAAGCACTTGAGATAATTTTCGTGTATTGGTTCAACATAAAATCCTCTCCATCCAGAATCTGCCAAACAAGAGGTGTTTGATACAGATTCCCCATCAAAAGCACCAATCTCAACGAAAGTTCTATGATTAGAAAATAACCCAAAGTAATTTGTGTATATCTTATCTAAATCTTTTATCTGACAAGTTTCTGATAATTTGTACATAATGATTATTTGATATAAAGTGCATCACCCCAAGGACCATCGTACCACCAAAAAGTTTCTACTCTTCTCATATTATAGTTTGATAGGTAATTATCAATCTCCTCAATATAAGCATTTCCTTCATAAACCTCATTACGATTAACTTCGCAATATAAGTAATCAATATTTTCTAGTGTTTTTTCTGCTCCTTTAAGAACCTCCATTTCGTATCCTTGAACATCCAGATTAATGAAATTATAGTTTTTAAATAAAAAATCATCAAGTCTTTTCATTTCTACTGTCTCTTCACCAGAAAAAACTACCTCAGGATGTAAGTCCAAATGAATCTTTGGTTTCAGAACAGAACTACTTTCAAGATTATTACTACTTAAAAACATATTGACATTCTGATTTTTATTTCCCAGAGCAACGCAATGTCCGATAATATTTGCACTTGAATCAGAGACATTATTCTTTAATACCTCAAAGTTATTTTTTAGGGGTTCAAATAAAGCAATATCATCAATTCCAAGATTCACATAATTAGGTACTTCTTCCCCATAATGAGCGCCAATATGAATAACTCCAGATATATTCATATTATATTTTTTAATAAGTCCACTAAGTTCTAAAATCATTTAAAAACAAACTCCTCTACAAAACTCTTAGGAACTCTTACCAGATATGCTGCATTATCTTGATACCCGAAAGTAATCAGATAGTCACCTTTATATTCTACCATACCCACGGCAAACTCAATCTCGGCATTCATAAATGAGAATTGCCTTGATATTTTAACAATATTCCAGTCCTTATCCCAGACAACGAAACGATGACGATACACACCATCCTTTCTTCCTGCATCACTCTTTGTTAGGTAAGTTTCGTGTGTTAAACAGAACCTGTAGTTATCACCAAGAGGAATAATCTGAGAACCACCACGAAGGTCAATTGTTCCCAAATCTATCCAATCTTTTTTTATAACAGTCTCTGTAGTATTAGTTTCAATATCATACTTCACAATCTCGGTGCCATTCGTCCATTTCACATAGTGATACGGCATATCCAGAATTGGCATCCAGTTCTTGTTACAATACTCTTGGTCTGGTGGGGGAGAAGGAATACGGTGTTGATTAACCTCTTTAACTCCACTTTCGGCAAATTCAATCTCCGAAAGTTCCATACGACCAGTTCCAATCGTATCTAAATCTCTTCTTACTCCTGTCGTGTAAAGTTTATCATTCCAACGAACAATACGGCAATCTTCCAGTCCGACAAATTCCCACAGTTCTTTATCAGGAAACTTTGAAGTATCGATGCGATGATAAGATTTTATAGACATATCATCATTCATCTCGCACATAATATTCCAAGTGCGAAGACGAAGGTCACTCTCTGGATGAATATAAACCAGGGGCCCCCAAGGATGCTCAAACTTTCTCTTCTCCGAATGATAAAGAGTATAGTTAATATTTCTAAGATTTACCAGTAATTTATCACCATCAAGGTATATGGATGGGTTTGTAAGTGCTGGTCCTTTAATTTCGTTTGAAGGTATAATTAAAGGATGAATGCTTCCTTTATTCTGAATTGCAAGTTTTACAAAGTTCAGTTCATCAACTGCCATAAAACAATTATAACGATTTGAATTATTTATTGGTCCTATTATAATCCTTATTTAAAATAAAATCAAGTTTTATACGTTAATAGTGTTTGTGGATGGGAAGAAACGATTTGGTCCCCATATAATTCTTACTGCACCATTGGCACCATTACCTGCAGTTGCGGTTCCTGATGACCCTCCACCGCCGCCGCCATAAAGTCCTCCAGCAGCAGTTCCACCAGCACCAAGAGAACCATCACCACCCCCAGAACCACCAGCTCCA